TATTTTGAAGATTGCCTTCAAAGTTATAATCAGTAAAGAATTTAAACGAGTATATACTTGAACCTGCAGTTGCAGCAGCGCCTGTATCAGCAGCATCTGGGTTAGTTGCAGGTACTGATATAGCAGACTCACTAAATGCTTCTAAGTATGCATATCGTTTAGTATAAGATGATCTCTTTTCAGTAAATTTGAAAGTCGGATCATCAGTAGGTTTTTTACCTACCATGCTCAAAAATCTAAAAAATGGATCTTGAGCTAATGCCAATTCTGAAACCATGTCACCAAAATTATACTTTCTACGTAAAGCGCCAGTATTAATTGTGGTCTGCGTTCCAGTCAAGGCACTATGGTCTTGATCTGAATATAGACTATTGCCTATAATATCATTTCTATCCGCCATTTTATCTCCTTAACGATTTTAAAATTAAGCTCGGATAGATAAAAATTTTAAATATATCTACCCAAACAAGTTATCTACGCTATTGTCATTGCCAAGTATAGAATTAAAGACACTTCTGTCTTCAGTTTCAACTTCGCCTTGACTATTAGCTCCACTAGCAGATGTAGGCATATTACGTACATTCTTCATTTGGTTTAACATATCCTGCTTTGTATTTTGAGCAACATTAGCGCTAACCTGATCTTTGTTGACAATATGATGAATGTCATCTAAAGTCATTTTATGAGATTGAGCTTTTTGTTTAAAAGCAGCAAACTCTTCATCTGACATGTTGTTTTTTACTTTAAAAGCTTTTTCTTGCTCTGCTAATTGCTTTTTATAAGCAATCTTTTGAACATTTTCTTTTTCAGTTTTTACCATTTGTCCAACTCTTTGTTGAACTAATGAATCAACGTGTGCATTCATAACTTTTGCACTGTCAGATTCTGGATCAGTCATTGCCTCATGCTGGTCAAACACAAAATCTTCATCAAGTTCTAATTCTTCTTGAATTGATTTTGCAGGTGCTCCACCATCAACTAAATATGTGCGAACATGGTCTACAAGTCCACTATCTTCTTTCATGGCATTCAAAACAGGTACAAATTGTTCAATTTCTTTATACCTATCTCGCCATTTAACAGCCTCTCTGCTACTATCAGCATATCGTTTTTCCCAGTCTGTGCTGTTATTCGACTGTGCCACATTGTTGGAGCCGCTATCTTTTTTAGCGTGGGTTACCTGTTTAGGGGCCACTGTTTGATTTTGGGTTACCTCAGTGTCTACTATTCCGCCATTTACTTGGCTTTCAAGATCATTGAAGAACTGTTCAGAGCCTGAGTCTTGGGATGTTTCTGCAGAGTCAAAACTATCAGCATTCATACCAATTTCAGGGTTACCTTGAGATTCTTTCATGATTTCTCCTTTATTCTAGTTTATAGTTTATTCATTTTTGGACCTATTATCCAAATCTTTTTTATAATTTTTTAATTCATCATTAGCTCTTTGTTTAATTAGATTAGCATCATTACTAAGAACTCCCCTTAATAACTTTTGCTCACCTTCCGTCTGAATGAACTCTTTATCCATCTTGCCTTTTACTTGTTCTTTTTTCTTAACTATCTCCATTTCAGCATCTTTAACTTTCCCTTTAATACCTGCTTGAACAAGTTGTCTTTCAAGAGTTTCAATAGTTCCTTCTTTATCTTTTAAAGCTTCTGATAATTGTTGTAATTGTGATTGCATTTGAGAATACATAGATTTTCTCTTAACAATATTTTCTTTATTTTTAATATCTGTTTCAGCTAAAACTGCTATATCATCTACAACACCCATTTGCAATAATGCTTTTAACTCTTCTAAGTAAGCCCACCTATTAACAGGCATAGTAGAGCCAGATACAATTCTTACATCATATCTTTGTGCAGATATATCCATAGATTTTCCAACAGCTTTACCCATGTCATTATATATAGGGACATTTATTTCTTGTTCTTTACTTTCTTCTATTCCACTTGGCTGTATTAATCTAAACCTTTTATTTGCAGAATAAGTACTTTGAGCAAAATCTAATACTATTTGTCCTAATTGTTTTAATGCAGGTTCAATAGCATTGCTCATCCATTGTTTTATTCTACGAGTTCCATATTCATCAAGAGCAAGCATACCTCTATAAGTTTCACTAGCTCCACCAGAATCTCCCATCATAGAACTGTAAATACCTGCTAAATATTCCATATCACTTTTACTTTCTTGAACTATAGTAAAGAAAGCATTTGATAATGGAGCAGGTTGAACTGCTGTAGGTGGCGTAGTTCCTGGTCTTATAGGTAGCAAAGCTCCTGGACTAGAAGAATATCTTTCCCATGTTTCTGAATCTATAGAACCTTCTTCATACATCCATCTTAAAGAAGATCCTAAAGAAGCATTATGAACCATAATTTGATGAGCCTTATTTATCTCTTGTTGCTTACCTATTAAAGGAGCAACAGCACTAATAGGATAAGGTGTGCCCGTCCATTTGTAATGAAAAGGAACTACAGGATATTCTTTAATTGTATCAGGAAGAACTTTGTTGTATAAAACTTGATCACCAACTAAACAACTTTGTTTTATTCTTGTATCATAAAACTGTATAGCATCTATCACATTTTCAGCTATTTCAGGATTTTTAAGAAGTATCTTATATTCCTTTTCACTTAATACTTGATTTTCAACCTTAGAAGCCTCTGCTTGTAATTGACTCATACATTCTTGTCTATATACTTGTATTTGTTGTTCCATCATTTTTTGAGCTTTTTCAATCTCTAAAACATATCTTTGTTCAAGCATTTGTCCAGACTGAACAGCTTCAGTCATTTTTTGTTGCTGCTCTAAAAACTGAACTTCAAGTTCTTTTTGCATTTCAGCAACTTGAACCTCACATTGTTGTGCAAGTTGTTCTAATATTTCTTGAGAAGGAGGTATTCTGTAAAATAAGTTTATATAAGAAACTTTAACTTTTTCATATACTTCAAAAAATTCACATAACTCATCAGTACTTCCATCAGGATTGATTGCCTGATTACTTTGTTCATGATTGTCATTATACATGAATAATTTTTGTTCAGGATCTCCAGAAGATCTAACACTATAAGATTTTTGTTGCTGTTCATCACTACTAGCTTTTTTAATCTTAGATTTAAACTCTGGAAATAATGTAGCTAAATGATTTTTAGGAAGAACTTTCCTTATCATAATAAATGCAGCATCTTTAAATAGCATATCTCTTGATTTTGGATCTACATATATATCAAACGGTTCTGGATTTTGTATAACAACTTCACCCATCCCATTATCTGCATCTTTATCAACTGATACTAAAAGATAACCTAATCCCTTAGTTATAGAATCATTAATAGCGTTATTATATAATGTTGACCCATTAGAGCCTGCCCAAATATAATCAGATAAATCAGATAAAACGGCAGCAACATCAGAATCACTTCCTTCTGTTCCTATAGCTTGCCATCTAGGATTATTTGCTGTAGCATAAAAGTTTAACATTTCAACAACAGGAAGAATCCTATTTATTGTAAATGTAGGCATACCCTGTTCTTCTAATGCATCTTTTTCTTCTTGAGTTAATTGCTCATCATGAGAAAACTCATATCCTTTTTGATTTACAACTTCCCATTGCTTTCTTGTCCAAGAATTAGCAAGGTGAAAAAGTTGTCTTATTTCATCTGATCTTTTAGTTTTAGCCATTTCTACTCCTTAATTTCAAAATGAGGAAAATCATCAAATTTATTATCCATTACAGTCCAATCTTGATCCCAATCTCCACCCCATCTTAAAGTTATTCCCATTGATTTAGCAATGCCCAATACAAAACCTGCGAACAAATGAAAACGCTCCCTATCATCCCAATCGATAGGATAAGGAACAACATCAGCAGCCCTGCTCAGACTAGCGTTATGACGCCCATTAGGCCAATACACTTTTGTTTTACCCTCTTCATAAAGTTTGTTTTGTCTTTCTTCATCTCTATGTCCTTCAATAACACTACAATCAACATGTTTAATTACTTCATTAAATACCTTTTGTAACCTTTTATCACAAGTTGCTAAATTTTTTTTACTTCTTCTTCCAAAATATGGCATAATGTTCTCCTATGCTGTTACCCAGCTTTTTGCTTTTGGTTTATGTTTGTGCCAACCATTTCTATTTTCAGATAGTCCTTGTGGCGGATAAGCATACTTACATGCGTATGCTAATGCGTCAATAGTATCATCATGTGCCATACGTGGCCCAAACGTGGCTATCTCTCTATGTAAATCATAGTGAGTTTTTTTAATATGTATTTGCCCAACAGAAAATCTTTGAGCAAGTATTTCTTGTATCCTATCTCTTTT